CCAGTCGTCGCCCAAGATGCGGTGGTCCCATTCGTCGTGAGAAACTTACCCGAATTGCCAGTCTGAGATGGCCAGAAATTGGTGATATCAGTGTTGAGAAGGACGCCATTGATGTTGTCCCACATCTTGGACGTATTCAGAATTTGGCTTGTGGTGCCCCCATCTGAAATCACTTCATCCGAGGACTTAACGTCTTCATTCTGAATCCAGCCTGCATAGGCGGTCAGCAATATCAACCCACGTAAAAGCCGGGTCCATATAATCAACCGCTGGATTGATAACTTGGGTATTCACAACCACGCCCGATTGAATCTTTGCGTATGTGTCCATTAGTTCCAATACTCCACAATGATTGCGCCTTGGGTTGCCGCACCACCAGTCAATGCCACAGGCGATGTACCGGAGTTTCCTGCGCCACCGCCTCCGCCACCATAACCAGTTGCAGCAGCGCCGGATGTTCCACCAGTAGCAGGAAACCAAGCCGCTTGACCGCCAGGACCCATGGGAGAGCTACCCCCGGAGTTGGCCGGAAAACCGGCAGTACTCGACGGAACTGAATTTGACGATTGCCCCGTAACGGCGAAAGTTAGATTAGAAGTACCACCGCCCGAAACACCGGCCGCGCCGTTTGCGAAAGGACCAATTGTCCCACCTGTTCCACCAAATGCTGTGTATGTAGTTGCGCCAACAGTGAGTGTGGTATTCCCGCCATTTCCGCCCGCCGCTCCAGACGCAGTAGAGCCACCGGCGCCTATCGCGATCGTATATCCAGTAGAAGGAGAGAGCCCCGTTAACCAGACGCTACCAAAACCGCCGGCACCACCACCTGCAGAGCTTCCGCGCGCAGCAGTACATCCACCGCCACCACCACCGCCACCAATAAGAGTAAACTTAAATGTAGTACTCGTAGTAATTGTCGAAGGAGTCGTATAGGTAGTTCCACTGGTCAAAGTTGTGGCGCCAACCTCAATACCTAAATTAGTCCTCGCACCAGAAACAGTAGAACCATTCGTTCCGCCGTTGGCAACCGGAAGAATGCCAGTAACGCCCGTGGTGAGACCAAGGCCCGTTGCATTGGTCAGAGTTAATGAAGTCGGAGTATCAAGACTTGGACTAATGAGAGAAGGACTATTGGACAAGACAACGGAACCCGATCCCGTCGATGTGGTAGCTCCTGTGCCTCCGTTAATCACATTCACGACGCCGGTTATTCCACTTGCCGGAGCCGCGATGCTCGATTGTGATGCAGCTGTAATCAACCCCTTGCCATTCACAGTGAACGTAGGGCTCATACTCGCAGATCCAAATGAACCCACATTTGAATTCACGGTAGACAGAGTTAAGGTCGTATTTCCAGGTCCGATCGCCGATCCATCTCCGGTCAGCTGAGTAATGTAATTACCTGATGCTGCTTTACTGTTGAATGTGTTCCAATCGGTAGAAGATAGATAACCACTGGTGGTCGCTCCAGCTTGGATAATGCTGATGTTTGGAGTTGAGCCACCTGAGCTTAAAATCGGAGTGGTTGCAGTCACGGAGCTAACAATGGATGCAGCGGTGGTTCCAACAGGATAAACGAAATAGACAAGCTGACCCTCAGCCGGGGCCGTATTGAAAGTTACAGTTGTTCCCGACAAGCTCCAGCCATAAACAGCATTATTAGAAGCGACCTGAAGCCCATCGATAGAAACAATCAAAGCGCTTTGAGAAACTGGAGTATGGCTTGTGGTAAACGTAACATTCGAACCATTAGAAACGCCCGTTACAGGGCTTTCTGCATACCAAGTAATGCCGTTACTCGAAATCGAAGTAATCCGGCCATCAGCACCGACCGTCAGAAGAGGGGAAAGATATGTGCCAGCCGTTACGCCAGTGTTGGAAAGAGTCGCAGTAGTTGAGCCGGGCCCAATTGCCATTACCGCGCCAGTTAGCTGAGTAATCGCTCCGGTTCCTGGATTTGCTTTGAAGCTCGGATCAACGCCAGGGCCATTATCTGTGAGCACATCGCCAGATGCGACCGGACAGACCAAGTGCACATTGGCAGTAGATTCGCCAACTACTACGCAGTTTGAACCAAGATTCGCAAGCCCAGTGCCACCACCAGCAACAGAGTCAACACCCAGGGAGACAGTGACTCCGCTATGCGTTCCGGTGAAGTTCGGGAAGTCGTAGAAAAAGGTCGTGACATTATTGGTGTCAGTAGACAGCTTAGACGTAGTCGGGGGAAGCCCCGCCTGCGCTATCGCAGTCAAAAGAAGAAGTAAACCAAGCCATTTCTTCATGAGCTAAGCACCCATTGAATCGTATACATTTGAGTCCCACTATTTGGACAAATCGAAAGATTATGGCTCATCGGCATGAATCCGGTGTCTCTACCTGGTTCCATCTTCATCCCGTTTGTCGCGCTAGCCGTAGAATTCGAATCACACCAGCGCATGAAATCAGTATTTGAAGAATCGGCCTCAAGCAAGAAGCCAACCGCATTGGCGGGCTTAGTGATGGTGGTGGCAGAAGAAATTGAGCCCTGAGAAAAGCTGCCATTGAGATTGACCGGCGCACTACCGCCCGACGTATCAACCAGTAGGGCACCAGAGGCATCCGTCTGCAGAGGCTGAAGATTTCCGCTTGGATTTTCACCCGCAACGAGTGTGGCATCCGCTGGAATTGGACTCCCATTAGGGCCAACGCTCGCATTTGAACCGCCAATTACGCCCGGATATGATGCAAAAAAGTTTGGCATTTAGGTTACCTTCGCCTCTAGAAGCGCCTGCAAAGTCCCGGTTCCAGATGTGAAAGTGTAGATCGGTCGGACCGCATAGCCACCAAGAGAATCCACATCAATAAATCCGTTCCCCGTGTTTCCAGATAATGGAACAGCCGTCACCGAGCTCCCGTTATAGACTACTGGGATAGTGTTCCATATTCCAGCATTCAAAACGCCGCCTACCGCGTTTTCCGCGTAATCATTTGAAACTTGAATGGAAACTGTGCCAACAGGAGATGTGCCGGACCAAGTGAAGGCATAACTAAACATTGGAATTCTTAAGATAATACTTGGAAGGCCCACGATGTTTCCGGACATATTTCCGTTCACAATCGAGCCGTACTGTTTGATTAAAGGCCTTTCACTCATTTTAACCCCTTATCGGTTCAGGCTCATGGCCCTAGTGTTCAATACTGTCTAGTTCGGTGCTAATCCCATGCGGCCTGCCTCTGGGCCGCCGCCTGATCTTGTGTGTAATGATTCTCTGCAATCTTACCCATTTTGCTAGTATTTTTTGCTTGCCTTTTTGGAGCCCCAGTCGGAGGCATCGCGGGCTTGGGTGCATAGATCGCCTGAATGGATTGAATTGCCTGTGGCGTCATCGTCGAATCAAGAGGTTGACCCAAGAACATACTCAATCCTTGTCTCACTCGATAACTCGGTTTTTCCTCATCCACCCCGGCTTGCATGATTTTTTGAGTAAGTTTCTTAGACATGTGATCATGAATCTCGGGCCAAAGAGATTTGAAATGATTCAGAGTTTCTGGCGTAAGGGTTCCTGCTTTAATGTGATTGAGAATGCCAAGGGGCTGAATCGCAAGATCAAGAGCTTTTTGATAAGAGCGATGTTGATCCGTGTTTTCTCGAGAAGTGTCAAATGCAAGCTTGGGTAATGGTTTTTGAGGCCGGACGGAGTTCAAATAATTAGCCACCCTGACCTTGGCACCAGCAAGCATTGCCGCATGATCTGGTAGAGCCTTCCCCAGCTTTTCAAAGCCCCTTAAAGCGGGCTGGACAGGCTCATCGGGCATAGCAACAGGCTCTGGCTTTATGACTTCACCGCCGTGCGCGAACTTTTGAGATGGAGTGGGCGACGGAGCAGGTTGTTGAATCTGAGACTGAAATTGCCGGTCCAACTCCCCATTCTCTAAATACTTATCAATTTTTTCTTTATCTTTATCGGATGTGATTGCATCAACGGCCCGCGCTCCGCCGGCCTTAAATAAAGAATTAATCCCATCAGAAAGCTTTCCAGCACCCTTCGCAGCAGATTCTGCATAACCCAGGACTTTTCCAGCCGAATGGGGTGCATTACCACTCAGCGCTTTGACTACAAACGGCAGAACTGATTGCTTAACTTTTCTTCCAATGGCTTCCTCAAAGTGAGGAACAATAGCGCCAGTTAAAGCACCCGCAACGCCGCCACCAATTGCGCCAGGAATCCCATATTGCTTATACCCCTCTTGCTCACCAATAGCGGCTCCAGCAACTCCATGTGCCGCGCGGTTAGCAAATCCAGGAACACCAAATTGGTAAAGAGAATCCGCAAATTTAGCGCCAGCACTCTTTTCACCATAAGAGTCTTTGATGAGTTCGGTTGGCGGCGTGAAAAGGGGCGATTCAAGTCCATATTCAGAGTGAAGCGCATTGATTTCTTGCTGCATGTTTTCTGAACCGTTCACCCAGCGCTGAACAAAGCGAGCCTTGTCGGATCCGGCAAGCTTCCCCTTTTGTTGCTGGTTCAGATAAGTCTCAACAGTACCGGATTTGATAACCTTATTTCCCTCATCCTCAAGAGGAGTTGGAGAAAAGCTTTCAGAAAACTTTCTTAAAAAGTCCTTATTAGCTGGCATGAAATTAGAGACAGATGCATTCAGCCTCTTTTGAAAGTCTCCGGCGTCATTCCATACGTCTGAATCTTCTAGAGTAGTGCCAAGATCATGATAAAGAGCGCCGGCCCTCTTATTAGTTAAGTCTCTTTCTCGTTTTTGAAACTCAGCTAACTCATCTCCAACGCGCCTTTTCATCGAATCCGTAGCTTGAAACACATCAGCCGGAGTCGGCGGCCTTCCAATCGGTTGCAGAGTAATTGGATCGATTTTTGGAGTTACTGAATCTTTCCACTCTCTTACAATGTCCTGAAGTCCTGAGTTGTTTTGCAAGTCACCGGATAATGATGAAAGTTTTTTAGCCACATCATTGACGTGCTGATCTACCTGGTCTTGAGTTACATCTTGAGTAAGTCTTGCAATGTTTGAGGCCTTACCTTGGCCAGAGCCATACATGTAATCTCTTGCCGCATCGTTTGATGCCAAAAGATTGCCCATTTGCTCGGCGGTAGACTCAGTTACATTAGGGTTTTCATTCCAAAATTTAAGGCGACTTCCGGCGTCACTCAAAAACTGTGACAGCTTAGTGCCAATATTTGATTCACCAATTGCCCTTAGAGCCGGAGTAGCAACCCGCTCCATTGCGGCACCGCCAACGCCCCCCAACAGAGAAACAGCCCCATCAGCCATCAAAGAAGACGGAGCAGCCTCATGTGGATCTAGCCCCTCTTGCATTGCTCGAGACGCCTTGTCTACGCCAAGAAAAAGACTTGTTTCAAGAGTGTTCTTAATTACAGAGGATGCGAAATTGCCTACTTCTGCGGCCTTTGCCGCCGCTCCCGCTGCGGTTCCAGCAGCTGAAATTCCAGCACCAATTGGACCTGCGACTAATCCAGCAAGTTCTCCGGCTCCAGCGACGAAAGGGTGCGCTTCCGCTCTTTGAGCTTCGGCCTTTTGTTCCTCAGCCGCAGCTGTATCTGGTAAATATTTTTCCTCAAGGCCAGCGAGTGGCCCCAAAACACCACGCCTCACGGCCTCAACGCCAGTTTTCCAGGTATCAAGTAAACCAGAACCCTGGTCTGGAGCCGAAGGTAGATCTTCAGGCGGAACCTCTTGCCCTGAAAGATTAGGCTGAGCGGGTTGACTGGCGGACTCTGGAAGATCCTCGGGAGGAACCTCCTGACCGCTTACTGGTAATACCACTTGCCGTCCTTTTGAACCATTTTCTTGCCACTTTTTGATACATCACCCTGTGGTGCGGCCTGAGAAGGAGCTTTTCCGCCGCCACGCTTAACGCCATAAGCATCAAGGGTTGTATTAAGTCTAGACTCATTACTTCTAATCATCTCTTGGAATTTGGCAGTACTGCCCATGACTTGGGGAATAATATCAAGGGGATTTTTAGCAAATTGCTCGTCATACCAGCCAAGCCGTCCCTGTGTAAGCGCTCCTCCGTGGATTGAATCATTATAGAAGTTCTTCATTTCTTCTACTTTTTGTTGAGCAACGGCCCTGTCGCTTGGATCCCATCGATTAAAATCAAGTCCCTTATGTCCTTGAATAAATGACATAAGATCTTTTCCTTTAGCGTCCAAAATATTTTGAGCATTAACCTGATCGCGAACACTTTGAGGAATTGCCACAGACGCATCCCCAATTCCGGGAAGGTGTCTTTCCGATTGATAATCGCTTAATGTTTTTCCTTCGGCTCCGAGTCCAGCCAAAGCCATGTTCTGATTTTTCCAATTGTTCTCAATTTGCTGACCAGTTAATGCATTTTGATTTGCAGCATGAGAATCAGCCGCCGATTGAAGCATTTGATGAGCGGCCGCCATATTTTGTTTCATTGGACCCGGAGGCTGTTTATTGACTTGATCGCCGGCCTGTTGGAGCACGCTCATGAACATGGCCTGTTTTGCATAGTTCATTTTGGCTAGATCGGCATTGGCGTTATTTATGCCAATTTCAGACAATATCTTTTGCGCTTCAACTGGCTGATTTTTAGTTAATGCCTCTTGATATTTACCTTGAAGGTCTCTCAGTTTTAATTCAGACAAAGCAGTTACATGCTGATTTGCCATATTCCAGGCACTGAATTGATTTGCTTTGGTTGCCTTTTGAGCTTCAATGTCATTATCAATCTGTTTTTGCATGGCTTGCATAATGACGTTCGGCTGATGAGTAAGGCCTGAACCCATGCCAGCGGCAAGCATGCTGAAAAACATCCCAATCTTACTTGGAACTCCGCGATCCGATCCGTCTGGATTTTTAGCCCAGAAATCATGCATGGTCTTTGGCGTTATGGTTCCATTTCCAACAAGAGTCTTGAGCTCGTTGTAATGATCATTTAGTTGATTTGCGATCGTATTAGCGTCTAGAGGACTAGAAACGATGTTTGTTGGGCTTGGCGCTTGGGCTTTGGCCTGTTTTTGAGCAACAGGCGGTTGTTGTTCTTCATCATCCTTATCACTAAATGAAGTTTTATCTTCATCAGTTTCAGGTTGGGGTTGTGGCTGTTGTCCAGCGTTTGGATTTACGCCAGTTGTCGCCTCGGGGCCTGGATCAGACACGCCCGGAGTATATTCTGCTGGAACCGCAGGAGTCTGTGGTTGATCTGTAGCCCCATCGGGAGATGGATTCGGCTCGGGAGATGGATTCGGCTCAGGATTGGGCCCCCCGCCATTAGCCATCTTTTGAGCTTTTTGGCCATGCAATGGGATTTTATCAAGCTCTGCACGCATTTTGGGGGATAACTTACTGTGAGCAATCTTAATCTCATGACCCATGTCATGCTTAAAGACCGTCATATTATTGTCTGAAGAAACTTTTTTAAGTTTTCTAAGATCTAGGCCTTTCATTTTCGAGCCCTTCTTTTGGCCAGAATATTATCTACAAAATCGGCACTATTCTTCTCTGGATTTTTACTCTTAGTCTCGCTGCGGGGCACAACTATGCCACCTTCTTGTAGATTCTTTTTAACGGTATCATTGGCATAGGAATTTTTAGCACCACCTACTTTTGGCTTACCACCAATTTTCTCACCAACTTTCATTGGATCGGCGCCATTTCTAACGGCCTCGACAGCCCTGGGAGATAAATAAACTTCTCCGGGCGACAAAAGAGCTGGAACCTTTCCGCCTTTAGCAAAGGTAGAGGTAACTCCCATGTTTTGAGCCGATGTGGCTTGTCCACCAACAGGATTGGTTACAGGAGCGCTGGATTGAACGTCCATTGCATTGGTGCCTTGATCTTGTCCAACTGGTTTTTGAGCAGGCTTTTGAGGAGTTCCCGCACCGAAGCCACTCGATGTAGCCGGATACGGAACATTTTCGGCCTGAGAGGGCGGCATGGAAGTATTTTGAACCAAGAATTGACCAAATGAGGGGGAACCACCGCTACCACCGAAGGGTTGGCCACCGGAATATCCGCCATCAGCCATCTTTTGTGGAACCTCACCGCCGGCGGCCATGCTAAATCCAGCAAGTCCAGCCGATCCAAGAGCTCCACCGATAAGACCCTGTTGACCCTGTAACATTGTGCCAGCAAGTCCGGCGTTCGCATTATTGATGTTGGATTGCATCGCAACTTGGTTCGTATTGTAGCCCTGAAGCGCGTTAAGAAGCTGTCCCTGCTCCGATTGCTGAGCCTGCACATTGGCATTGGTTTGGCCAATTTGCTGACCTGCTTGAGTCGTAGCAAGTTGACCTGCACCCTGAATTGCCGCGACTTGATTCTGTGCTTGTTGAGCTGCCTCTTGTCCAACGGCTTGTTGCTGAGTCGCAGCGCCTTGTTGCGCGGCTTGACGGGCGATTAATCCCACATTGGAACCAGCACCGCGTTGACCGGCCATAAGCGCAGCTTGGTTAGCTACGTTTGCGGCAGTGTTTTGATTAAATTGAGCTTGAGCAGGATTTACAGCACCGCTTGCGATGCCCTGAAGTTGACCATAAACCTGAGATTGATTCTGAACGCCCTGTTGAGCCTGCAGGGCCTGTAAAAGCTGTTGCTGAGAGGTTAGACCGCCCTGAACCCCGGTGTAGGCTTGTTGAACTTGCTGTGAGTTTGTAGGAGCTATAATATTAGCGGATTGGGGGCCTGCAAAGCCAGTCCCGCCGGCTCCACCGCCCAATCCTGCAAGTCCAGGTAACGAACCCATCAGATTTCCCTTTCAAATAATACGAAATCAACACCAGCGGACGCAAGCTTCATCCCGTAAGAGAGAGGAAGTCTTAAACTTTCGGTACTGTTTTTAGCACTCGGGACAACACAGCCCATCAACTTGGCACAGCCCTCTTTTTTGGCTATTTTTGAGATCTCATCGAGCATCTGTGTCGCTGTTCCAGCTTTTCTAAAGTCAGACTCAACAAAAATGTCGATAATGTAGACTGCCTTCTGCTCCGGGATAATCCGATAAGTCGCAAACCCATGCCCGGTCTCTAAGATCCGGTCGTTAGTGCGTTCGGTCAAATATTTAGCATAAAGAGACATAGGTGTGCCCCAAGTTTTGAGCCGGTATCAGCAGACGCTCGCATATGTCGGAAATGGGGCTAAGAAGGTGAGCCGTAAGACGTTGCGGCAGGCTGAGGACGCCAGCCTTTCTTCACCGCGACCACAAGATTTAGACCAGACAGCGTAAGTCCAGCGCCAGCCCCAATCCCAAATGATGGATCATAGAGTTCGCTCACGCTGACCTGAAAAGAAGTGCAGCGCATCTTATTTAAGAACACCCGGCCTTGCTCAACAGCAGCAGGGGCGCCAGTATCACTGGATCCGCCGCCATAGGGACTTAACTGACCATAAACCGGCATCTCAGGCGAACCATAAAGAGGTCCGTAATTAGTGGGGCTCACTAATGTGGCCTGAACTGGGCTCGGATTGTAGTCATAGGCAATCTGCATGTTGAGCTTATGCGGACTATAGTATTGACCCAAGAGATAAACCCAGTAAGCACGCTGGTAACCTTGCAGGCCGCCCAGCTGAATCCAGGACGTAGTGAAGTTCATAAGAACTGGGCTCGAACCGTCTAGATAAACGCCTGGTGTTTCCTGAAAAACAGAGCCCTCAGCGTTCAAAAATGTGTGAAGATCTTGATAAATACAGCTAGAGACAGCCGGGACATTAACAAATGTGCCCCATTGACCATAATAGTAATCGTACATCAGGGTTTGGCCCGTGCTCAGAGTGAATCTTACCTGGTTGGTTGCCGGCACAAGAACCGCGCTATTAACGAGACTTGAGTTAAATTGTTCGACGGGTGCGCCGATGTAATTCGTGGATAAATCACGCCCAATGATCCAGATACCTTTATCACTTTGAAACATGACACCTTGAGGCGTAATAACGATGCTGTTTTGATTTGTACACCCAACAGCGGACGTAATGAAAATGGGCTGACTGTACTGACTGTTTGCGCCCGTGTTGTCTGGCCCGGTGCCATTGATGTAATAGATGGCTCCAGACGCTTTCCAAATGAGAAGCTTGTCGTCCATTGGAGCAAGCGCGGTAACTGGTCCGGTGTTGCCCTGCGATCCAGTAGAAGGAGCGATGTAAAACGTCAAAAGATCGCTCATCTCAACAGGCGTTGCTTCAATGACTTGCTTGGAATACCAGAGAAGGTTTTGATCTTCGGCATCCACCATCCAGAGCCTATCGTCAAAAAGGGCTAAGATGTTGCTAGCCGGACCATTCACGTTTTCGATCACGCCACCAGTCGTATAAATAATGTTGTTTCCAACGATTGAGGCGTCTGCGAGCGTATCCACATAAGTTAAATAATCAGTTGTCGTGGAATTAAGCTGCGCATGTGTAATGGAAGTCACCTGATAATACGTCTGATGCTCAACACTCCATCGGTAAATCACGATCTTTAAGGGATTAGCGATTTTATAAGTTAATCTAAGATATGGAATATAAAGGGTTACGCTTCCGGCTGTTCCTGTCCCAGTTGTCGTGACTGCGACGGGTATAGATGGAGCTGAGCGGTAAATGTTTCCCTGATTATCAGCCCACTCATAGGTGACTTGATAATAGTAAGCATCAGTGTTGGTTGCACCATCGGGCTGAGCCGCCATGCTTCCGCCAGTAGCGCTCCACGTCGCCTCAACACTATCGGGCCAAAGAAAAAAGTCGTTTTCAACGGGCAAATACCCATCGTAATTCCATAAGAACCCGCCCGCCATTTGAAGATTAGATCCAATTTCTGCCGTATCCACTTTTTGAGAGCTAAAAATGAGCGAAACAAGATTGATACCTGTCTGACTATAAATTCCGCCCGTCGTGGTCTGTTGAGTATTACTGTTGGTCGATAAAGCCTCAACCAAGTCCTTATACAGATAAGCAATCTGTGCTTCATCTCCATCCACGTTAACCGACGGAAGTCCTAGCGTGAGATATCCCCCACCGTTTTCATATGCAAGCTTAGCCACAACAATGGGCATCGCTTCAGTACTCGCTCCATTCATCAGAAAATATGTGTTTTGATAAGGACTTTGATAGGCGGCTAAGAAATATTCAATCCCATTAACAATGAAAGCCTTCGACGCAAGACCTACGCTTCGAACGGCCGTAACGGTTGGGCCAACTACACCGACATCACTGACAGTGACGGAATTCACATAATGCGTTGGAATAGATGGATCATATCCATACCCATTGGCTACTTCATAATAAACCGTACACACCCCATTTTGAGCGGCTGAGGCGATGTTAACCACGGTTCCTGATGTAATCATTTCTACAGGCGCGAAGATCTGCGCCATCATGTAGGTAATTGCAAACGTGTATCCAGCTGAAGATCCAGAGCCGTAAAAGCTCACGTAAATCGTGGTATTCGCATAATCTATAGTCATCGACAGAATGCTTGCTTGATGGCCAGTAAATGTAGCGGCGCTTGAAACAGCCAGAAAGTTCGTAATGAACTTTACTTGAACCGATGTTCCTCCGCTTGTTGTTCCATATGCGATGTACAGATTTTTATTTGCTACAGCGCCATCCCAGGAAAGGGCATTTGTTGGATCGTAGTTCACAGCAACATCATTTGCAGGGGTTACAAGGGTGGGGTTGTTTATGGAAATTGCGATGAACTGAAGATGATAAGAGCCACCAAAGTCATTGGTGAAAACTACAATGAAATAAACCCCAAGCACAAACACTCTTGGGCTTCCCGATACAACGCCGCCATTAGCAGGCAGCAAAGTCGGAGCAATAATATTTTGGCCAGTAACGGAGTCTGCAACTGCATACTTATATTCGGTAATGCCGTTGTTGATTTCAGAATATGCAGTACAGACAAGACCGTTGCTAGCAATTGCCGCATCGGCCTGGATTTGATTGATGCTGTTTCTAATTAGAGGAAGAGTCGATAGCTGAATGGGCGAAACATTTCCGCGAGAAACCCACGTCTCATTACCCTCGTTGTATGCATAAATAGACTGGCCAACCGCAGTCAGATTGCCATTGAAAGTGGTTAGATAAGTTGAGGACGCATTAGGAAGAGATGCAAGCTCTTGATAGCCATTTCTTTTTTGAAGCAGGCCGCCCTTAGTAAAAATCGAGTTTTCAAGTACCAAAAACTTACCCAAAGTGACTTGCTTTGGATCGGTCTTGGTATCGAGACCCTGAGCGAAATTAATCGGAACGGCCTGCTTCTGCAGCATTACTTGTATTCTTAGGTATTCTGAAACAGAGCGTAAACAATTACGCTAGTGCTAGGTTGATTGTTGCTCACAGGAGTGTTTGGTGGCACATAGACGGTTCCGCCAGTTAAACTGGTAATGCCAGCGCCACCACCACCGCCAATATTGATGTTTCCGCTCACGTAGCTAATGACTGCAAATTGATTGGAGGCGGTAGTGAAAATGGCGGCGCTAACGCCAGCAGATGTTGTTCCTGCAAAGCCGCCCACCACATTAGTGCTTGATTTAGTATTTACTGGAGTTGACATGATTACCTCGGTATAAAGTGCACAATGGCTCCGCAGTCATTTGCTCCGGTCATTGCGCTTAATACGTCAAACCTGATGGCTTGACCTGCGTTAATATTAGTCGTGGCTACAACTGGCTTTACAACACCAGTCTGTGCCCCTACCGCCGAATTCGAATCGGTCCAAACGCCAGCGGCGGCGGTTGAATCAATGCTACCAACTGTGCTTAGAATCGACGTAAACGATCCGCCGGAACCACCAACCTTGATATCAAACTGGGTTGTACCAGCCGATCCAGCCACATCGTTATAAATCCAAACCGCAATGATAGTTGCATTGAAATCAAACATACCATAGCCATCAATTTCGGTAAGAGGAAAACTGGGGACAGTTACGGAGTAAGGACCATTCAATTTGAATTCATATACTTGATAATTATTATTAATCTGAACAATCCCGGCAGGATTCACGGACAATTGATTGCTTGAAATGATGATAGAGGTTCCATCAACAGTCCATGGCGCGGCCATATTTCCAAACTGATCCAGAGTCATGAATGACTGCTGCGCAGGAAGCAAAGGCAGGCTCAGTTGATAGTTTAACGAAAGGATGCCGGTCGGGGCCAGCGTAACAAATTTACTGTTGGCAACATTATTCCCGATTAGAATTGATCCGCCTTCAATATTTCCGGGGGTGTTCGCAGCTTGATCTACAACAAGAGTACCGGCAACGAATCCTGCGGTTGCCGTCCCGCTTGAAATGCTTGAGCTTGTGGCGTTGATTCCACCATTTTTGGAAATCTGAACTTGGTTACCGTTTCCGTCGTTATACCAAAGATCAACACCGACAACATAAAGACAATCAAGATCTTGAGCGCCAGATAGATTCAGCGATTGAGATTGAAATCTTACACTTCTGAGTTCGGTTGCATTGTTGTCATTGAATGCAAGATCAACATTGATATTCATCCCATCTGGAGTAATTTGGACACCCTCACCAGATGAGTGATTGTGTTGATCGATTACAGTCAGACTCGCATTGATATTGTTGGCCCAATCCGGACTTGGATCTGTGCCCACTGAAGGGATAGACAGACCCATATTTGGGCTAGTCGTGTAATCAGCCATTAGAAGACCTCCAGCGACACCATGCAGGGCGCAGAACTGTTCAACAAAAGAGTAAGTGAAGGAGTCGTATTTTGGCTCTGCTCATCGTAAATTGTGGAAGCAGCATCGATTCTAATAGTCCGCCAACCGATCAGAGCGCGTCCCAATCCAGTATTGACTACATTGAGTCCAGCAACCAACTTTACGCCCGGTAGAATGTTGGATTGAAGTGACTTGTTTGCAAGAAACGGATTGATGATAGAAGCCCATTTCGTCTGCATCTGAGATAGGCTCAAGCCCCAAGGAAGCTGCATCACCAACCACCGTTCGCCGAGCCACCAGCAAACCCAGTGCCCCCATAAACAGGATCTTGGCGTGTCTCAGAAATAGTATCTGGGATACCAGCATCACGATTGCTTGCGGCTTGTTCAATCCTTGTTTTAAGAAACAAAAGCTCTTGATCCAGCTTGTCCGTGTTTGCGCCCTCTTGCTCTTTGTCGATCGCGTATTTGGCGGCTCTAACTATTGGATAGCGTAACCATCCAGAAGTACCGAGCGTGGTTAAATCCGTGTCTTTCAACAAGCCTGGAAGCTTAGGAGAGTACCAGAGAATGAGTGTCTGTGATCCGGCAGGAGTGGGAATGATATTGATATTATTCCCCATAAGACGATAACGCATGTTGTACACACCATAAATTGTGCTGGTGCTGTTGGGATAAACATATTGATTCCTTTTAATGAAATCAAATCTAAGAAGACTTACCCGAGATGGAGTAACTGTACTTGTATTTACGTTAAGATCGACACCAGCTAACTTGTAAAATGCTTGTGCAGGAACGCCAGAAATACCACTATAGTTGCCGCCCAAATAATTTGTAACCCCATCAGGCAAAGGATAATTTGCCGTGGTTCCATTGGTTTGAATTGCGACATAATTCTGAGCAAAGTAATCTTCATACGTGGTCATGAGCAAATCATAAAGCTCATACATTGCCAAACGAATGAACGCATTCCACTCACTGTTTGTAACGAAACCGGAATTCACACGGTCTGCAGTTTGTTGTGAACGAAGCCTTAATTCAAAAAGACTCATTTCACTGGGGGGAGCAGCGACCATCTGTGTGACTGAGCTGTAAGGCCCAGTTCCAGACAGATTAACGCCCGCCACCTGGTAGTAGTACATAATACCTACTCCAGGCAGCGAGTCGACAAACTGTGTAGTAACTCCAGTGGTTGCGTAGTCAACGAAATTAACTCCATCCGTGGATCGCTGAATCTGATAAGACGTAGCGCCCAGGCTTCCTTGCCAGGTAAGCAAGATGTTTCCATCAGCTTGCTCAGCAACTAAATTCTGAGGCTGATAAGGAAGTACGGTAGGCATAAAACCAACCCCTTATTTAAGATCAGTTAACGCTGCTAGGGTCTCCAGCAACCATGATCGGATCAGCAGAGCTTTGATCAAAGTAGAAGGTCATTCCGACTACCGAGTTGTTAGCAGGAGCCGTTGCAACAAGAGTAGTAACGCTCGAGCTGGTAGCAGCAAGGAATCGAACCAGAACATAAGCGCCACCATTAGCAGCAATACTGGCGTTATTGATTTCTTGGTTCGGATCGCCGATCACGTCAACAACTTGAATTCCAGATCCTGCAGCAGCAGGAGCCTGAACAACGCCAGTGCCAACCCCCGCAGCGGAACTAGTAGCGATAAAACTTTGTCCTACAGTCGGGACTAGACCCATCGGAAGGCCAACGGCTTGCCAGTTAGCAGCGCTCGAGGTTCCAACCGAAGTAATCACATAAGGATTGCCTACAGTAAGACCAGAGCTGATGTTGATGTTACTTCCAGAGAGTTGGCTAACAAAACCAGAGAAACCACCAAGATAGATATTAAAATTTTGCTTGAATTGAATCAGGGCATAGCCAGCAGCAGGATTAGGATTCAATGCGCCGTTATTGCTTCCGGGTGTTGCAGAAGTGTGCATGAATACGTTGCGAATCCAACCATTGGACTTCAAAGATCGAATGCCAAGACCATTGCCATTAGAACTATCGACAACAAAGTTGCAGTTAATGAGGATTGGCTGAGTAAGGTTAGAATAGTGAAGACCTTTGTTCTTACCACCGCGAAAAACAGACATGAGTTATTCCTTTAGGCCCGGTAATTGCTCTCGATCCGGCACCGGGCACCTGGACCGCTAGTACGCAAGCTTGGGCTTGCCTCGTATGTGTCTGTTTTGGTGCTAATAAAAAGGGGTGGGGCCGATCAGGAGCCCCACCCCCAACAATTCAGTACGTTTTAAGCACTGAGCTGAACATTCATGTTGTAACCAGGAGCCGAGCAAATCACATTGCCGTAATAAGCAATGCGGATTTCCAGGGCGTCAGCGTTACCAACACGCAGACCTTCAAGGCCTTCCATACCGTAAGTAAGGATATGGGGAGCCTTGCCAAGCGTGCGAAGCTTGAACGTATCAACAGTCAATACGTTTGCAGATTGAGCCGGTTGCGAGCGATCAGCCAGCACCGGAATCTTGCCATAAGCGCTGTGGAAATGAATTGCTTCAAATGCCACCGGCACTTCGTCATGCTCAAGTTGAACGTATTGGACTTTAGCGCCCAATTCATTGATCAGCGTAGCGTAGCTAACAAAGTCAATGATGATCAAGTCAGGAGCAGCACCTTCTCGGTTTGCCAATGCAAGAGCAGAAGTCAATCCTTCAGCGATAGACTGAGCTTGTGCATTGTAACGGAGACCGCCCAAACGGGTCACGTCTGCAGAGCGGTTAACTCCCCAGAAGTTATCGTTCGACGGCGGATCCACAACCGGAATCCATGCAGCTAAGCCAGACAAGCCCAATAGGCCTGCAATGGTCGAAGCACCACCGATACCGATATCACCAAGCACTTGGAGATAGTCGCCAGCACCCCAAGAGGTTTGCGGTGCACCTTGAACAACGGTTCCAGAGATGACGCCAGTTCCACGGTTAACCGCAGTAATCTGGATCGCATCAATGGTACCAGGAGTGTTTTGAAGTGCAGCACCACCGTCGGTAGCCGAAGCTTGAAGAACCATTCCAACTTCGAACTGAACAACAGCCTGGCCGTTAGCCAAGGTGAAGGTCAGAGTCGGAGCAGAATAGGAAACGCCAGCAGAGCTAATGACACCGCGAGAAGCGGTACCGCCCGAAAACAATTCAAACGCCATGTTGTTCGAAATGTTACGGAAACCATTATCAAGCGTACGGCTTGCTTCATCAACAAACGCGCCAGCATTTGTCTTGGTTTGCTCCATCAACAAGTTGGTGATGGTAACGAGTTGATAATCCTGAATCGCATAAACGAAATAGGACACAACGCTCGTTGCGGTTTGCTGATTTTGTGCGTTCGCAAATACGTGCGCACGGCCAGCAGGATTGGAATACTCGAGCGGCACAGGAATATACTTACCTGCGAAACCGTCCGGGGATTCGTTTTTCGGAATCATCGCGAGCCAAGGGTTCTTGGCATACACGATGTTCTTCATGTAGTCTTTATCGTCCGTGTAAAGCTCTTTCAACGCAGCAATCTGGTTGGAAGAGTTTGCATAGACTGGAGAAACAGCCATTTTTGCTTCCTTTGTTAAGAGGAAGCGCGTTTAAGCTACTTCCTCAGTGTACCGCGCATAGCTGCAATTGCTCTGGATCTTCGATCCAAAGGAATTGATGCACCGTCGCGGCTTGTTAATGTTTTCATTTGTTTGCCTTGTGACTGCGGCTGAGCTTGGACGGGCTCGGGAGCAAGTTTGCTCATAACCTTTTTGAACTTAGCTAACTTAATGGCCTCATCTAGTAGCTCATTCTCAACTTGATCCATCACCGCTTTATTATCCAGGACTTGTCCTGTCTTTTTATAGTGGGAATAGACTTTATTGAGTGCGCGCTGTAGACCATTTCTCCCGAGAAACATTTCATACTGATCGGAACTCTTTGCGAGAGATTCCATATCATCTGCAATTTGATTCAAAGCAGATTCCTCTTGAATTTGCTCTTGAGTAACGAACCTTTCATCCACACCTTTTTTAAGGGCCTCAAGTTCGTCTCTCAGTGCTTTTACTTCAGGAGTAACACCGCTTTGATTTGCTAGAATTGCTTCCGTGAGTTGGTCATAAGTTAGACCGGCGTCAAAAATCTTCAGTGGATTAGCGAGCAGATCGGCCTTGGAGATAAACTCACCTTCCGGAGGCTGAGCAATCTTGGCTTCACGTTCTGCTAATTCTCTCTCTTTAACTTGGAGAGCCCGCCTTTGCTTAGCGATGGCGGCACGTTCTGGAGTAATGTACTGGGTTGACTCCGCAGCTACATTAGGTTGTCCACCTACGTCTGTAGTGGTGCTAGGGGCCTCAGGAGCCACTTCAACCGGAGCCTCTGGAACAACCAAAGCGTCGTCACGATTAGTGGAGTAATTAGTTTTCATCACAATCTTGCGCACATCGCGGGCGCGTTCGACTGGATCCTGCTTTTCTTCTCTCGTTGGTTCTTCACCTGAGGCGATTGCCTTGGCTGCCGCAAGTTTTCCGGCATCTGCCGTTTGACCTACGTTGATATTACCTAAGTCTGTTCCTGGATTTCCGCCCGCACCTGCAGGCATTGCGCTGATCTTCATATATTTCCTTCCTCGGTAACTTCCGAGACGTTAAGCAGCTGGTTGACCTACTGCGTTTGGCACTAAAGGCGATTGAGGTAGAGGCTGAGGATTGGCTTGCGGAACTGGAGCAGGAGCGGGGGGCATTGCGGCTTGCATTAATGCCTGCACTTGCTTGAAGTAATCACGCAGCATGTCGGCTTTAGTCTCTTCAAGCTTACAAGCTAAATACAGATTCAGGTATTTGACAACGATTTGTTGAGCCAAGTTCAAATCTAAGAACACATCGGGCTCAATGTATTTTCCGTCCTCAACGATTGAATCAAGTTGTTGATAGATCCGCTCTTCAGACGCGTTGTCCAAGCGTTCATTCTGTTCAAGATCCGGAAAGCGCATCAAACGTGCACCTTCTTTAATTGTAAGAATACCCGCCTGGACAAGCTCAGTAACCGTCTGAATACGGCCGGCAGGAGTACGTGGAAGCGCGCTTTCGGTAAAGCATTGGATAACGAAAGGATCCTTCAGAAACTTCATTGCAGGCAGATCAATCTCTTTAGTTCCGTCTTTATTAGGATAAACCGTCTGATACTTACCTTCGCGCTCTGCGATATCTTTAGCGGTTTCGGCGATCAGATAAGCCCCGTCTACGAAGATATTGTCGTATTTCTTCGAGATAGCGGCGAAGCGGTCTGTGGCAATATCGTCGTAAGAGCGAATGGCAGCGCCCGAGTTAAGGCCTTCTGGCTTTTGAGAGGTCGCCTGCATTGCAGACACGCCAGTTTGTTGAAAGCCATACTGAATCAGCTTATCGCGCTCAGCATAAAGCTCTGGGGCATTACATGGCGCAACCTCATAAGAGGGCTTAACCCCAGAATAGGTAATGATCACGCCGATTTCATTGTTCTGATGAGCCTTAACGACCTTAGAGTTCTGTTCAATAAAGATACGGGGAACGCCAACAAGTGTGATAGCTCGAGCAATCGTATAAAGAATACGGTTCAAACCCATCTGGGTGCCAAAGAGCTGTGTTGCCAAGCCTTGGCCAAAGAACCCAAGGAATGGGTCCGAGTAGTTCATGAATACAAATGGGAACTTGGGCTTATTCCACTCCTCGTCGTAAATTATTCCGCTTTGGAGAGCGAGTGTGTGGCGTCCAGGAACATATCCAGGCGCTTCGGGATCGGGCCCAGATGGAAGCTTCCATCCTTCAACGACCATGACTTGGTCCGATGTAGTCCTTCCACTATCAGGAGACTGATCAGGAACGGAGTTAGGAGCGGCAGCAATAATCAGTTGAGCAGCTTTATCGCTATTAGCAATGAGCTTATCACGATCCATAAGCTTAACTTGGATAAGGCTTTGGGGCTCACCATTAATCGCGTCATTTTCATCCACGTATAGATCAGTAATCATGACTCGGTCAACAGCAACCTTATTGTCGTGACCCTCATAGACCTTAAGACAGCCCGTGCCCATTACAAGGCAATCCCTAAGCATCTGGACGGCCTTATCGTAATACTTGGTCTGATAGAACTCGCCCATGATGAATTGGTTGAGTCTTTGGGCAAGGTGACGTTGCTTGTAATCTCCGCCGTCAGTTAAGAACTTGGGCTCAGGACGATTCTGAGAAAGACGAGAAACAAGAGTGTCTGTGCAAGCTTGAATAAGATTAAAGGTAGGCCGATCATCTGGAAGGGTTTTAGTCCTATCCATCTTGCTGACATTAGAACCAGCATAAGAATAAACAGAAAGTCCGCAATACATCCGAATGTCAACAGCGCGCTGACGAATACGATAAGTTTGGTTGGTTTTTAAATAGGCAGCAGTCCCGCAAAGTTCTTGAGCAAGCTTAATCTCATCGTCAGCCTTCCACCACTCAGCTAAAATCGAAGCCCCGTCTAACTCAGAGTTAGACTTAGTTTTCATGATCTTTCGCTGAACAGCGTTTTCTTTAGGCTTATATGGCTTGCTGATCTTCATTGTTTACCTACAAGCTCGGGATCATTTTCAGGAACGCCACCCATCGCATAGTGCATCGCTTGGGCTTCAGTCAGCATCCCAGTTGGGAAGTTAGCGTATGGATCTTCTGGAATTTCATCCTCAACAACGGCTTGGCGCTCGACAGGTAAATCACCTAGCTTAAGCTCAATGCCACCCATCTTAAACTCTTGAACACCTTGCTTACGCAAGAGTTTCAATAGCTTTTGAAGTTCATTCAGATTGTTGATCACAGGAATTACTTCCCTTTGCCGTAGCTCTTACCTTCGCCAGGAACGGCCATCTTATCGCGCTTAGCTCTGGACTTAAGAACTCGAGCGATAATGTCAGCGCGGTCATGGTCCTCTGCCGCATCGCCATCTTCATCGCCTTCATTTGCGCCAGTTGCTTTGAATTCAAGATCATCTCTGAGAGCTAAATCATCGAACTCATTTGGTTTATCTTTAGCCATCTCATCAGGAACGCTAGCGGATTCACCTTGGTCTTCATTGGCGACTTTGCCGCCCTGGGAATAACCCTTAGCTCGGCCCATGACGATCTTCATGACCATTGGATGAATCATATCCATATCGCCGGCGCCTTCATCTTCAGCGCCCATTTGGTTCATTACAGGATGTTCAACATGAGAATCTGGGGCATCCATGTGTGCAACATGTTCGGCTAGTTCCTGCTCGAGATGCGCTTCTGGCATCAAGTCGCCATCGATCTCAGGCTTATCTTTGGACTGATAAGAGCCGATGTAACCGCCTTCAGCCATCCGATGAAACGCTTCCATTGCCCGTTCACGTTTAGACTTCATTTCTCCACCTTTCGCGAACCCAAGCGCTTTCTTCGCGTTTGATACCGCATCAGAGACCGATACATCTCCGCTATTAAATCCCTGAGTAAATTGCTTAACCTTTTCTGGGTCAAGGACCGGACCTGAATCAGCCTTAGTGTCTCCGCCGTCGGCATAACAGCCTTCCATACAGTGTTCGGGGCCACCGTGAGCACAATGTTCTACATGACCGCCATGTGCATGATGCTGGGCCTTACGCTTGGTTGCATAAGCAATTGCCAGCGCCTGCTTCTGTGGCTTTCCTGCACCAATCTCAGCCTTGATGTTGTGTTCGAACGCTTTATCAGATCGACCTTTGACCAATGGCATGATTTACCCCAGGGAAACTACGGCCGAAACCGCGTTTAAAACGTTATCTTCTGCAGCGGCTGAGCTAAGCGCTACCGTGAATGTATCTTGAGCCGCAGCACTAATCGGAACGTAAAACCCATCCGATCCTGCGGTGCTTGTGAAGATCGTGGTTCCATTTTGTTTAATCGTTGCGACCACAGCCGAAGGATAACTGAGATAGTTCGGATCAGTAGGATCGGTTTGCGACAATCTTGGAAGCTTAATCTTGCCTTTCAAAACACAGTTAATAGCCAAAGGCATGACGATCGTCAGAGTCTCAAGGCCTGAGATGGCAAAGTTCTGACTGTAAACATTCGCACCATTCACTGGATAAGTTGGAATGCTCATTGTTCACCCACCTCAATGCTTACGTTAGCTTTGATTACGTTCAGCGCATTATCTGCTGCGAGCGAACTCGAAAATACGATCGTAATTGAGTCGTTAGCGTTACAAAGAAGATTTGTATAAAACTGTGCGGTCTCCATTCGGCCTGCAATCGTCGGCATCGTGTAAACAGGAGTTCCATTTTGATTCACAACGATAGATAACGTCGATAGTATTCCAGCAAACGATGTTGGAGTGTTTGTGTAGGCGGGGGGCTGATTATACCCTGAGTTTGATGCTCCGAATCCTTGGCCAGTCGATCCATCTCCGAGACCACCGCCGCCTTGAGAAAACTCCGCAAGAGTTCCTCCACCAGCGCCTGCTCCGTAACCACTTCCGTTTCCCGACGCGTTATCATTAACGGCACCCGATGCTCCACCTCCAGAACCACCACCATCAAAACCACCAAACGCACCACTCGGAACAGTGTCGCTGAATCCTAATCCAAGCGCACCATTACCCAATCCTTGTTGAGCGCCAGTCGTTTGATAACTCGGCAGATAAGCAGGAGATGTTCCAGTCACGCCAAAGCCTAGATCAGCACCTGAACCAGCTCCAGCCCCTTCTGATGTTTGGTGAGGAAAGCTCACTTGGCAGCGAACCTGAAACGGAATGTTGGATGTAGCAATTCCATTCGGTGGAATCGTTGCCGGAACAGTATAAGTCAAAGTCCCAAGCCCTGTTTGAACGTAGTTAGTCGCTAATTGTAGCGTTCCATTTGTAGCCATTAAATATGCTCACCTTCTTCATGTGGTTCAGAATCCATGAGTTCGAATGCAGACCTAAAGATAGATGCCGCACCACTGTAATCTTTTGCATTTAAAGCAGAGTGAAGCTCCTGCATTGCACCTTCGAGAGAATCAACGACATCATCGTCTTTCTCATCTTCTTCATCGGGCTTCCGCTCGACTTTATCCAGCTCTGGCTTCAAAGCCATGCCGCCTTCTTTTTTATCTTTTAGGAATGGAAGCATTGATCACCTGCAATCTACAGGCGTCTGGAATGGGGCATTTGAATGGCTGGCGAGGTAGTAATCGAAACTACTTCTTCCGGTTAACAGCCGGACGCAGGACCTTCCTGCTACTCGCCAACTTTACTGCTTAAACTTTCTTTGCATCTTAGCCCAGAATGCCTTGGTCTGAATCGTGGGCTTACCATTCTTTAATACCCAACCCAAGTCAGGATCCCAAACATTTACTGAATCTAAGTCATAAGGCTTAGGTGCTTCGGCCTCATGATCGGTAGAGACTCTCAAGGACAGATTCTTACGTCTAGCTAAAATCCCTTTAGTTCCCATTACCAACCTATGGGTTCATCCTGAAATCCAGGCATCTCAGGCCAACCGCCTTGTTCCTGCTCTTGTTGCTTCTTAAAGTGTTCAATCGCCTGATCAAAATGATTCTCGTTCACTTTCTTATACCAACCCGGAGATCCTACAGCGTGCTTGATCACAATAGGATCGCTGATCGTTGGCCTGCTCATCAAAGCATAGCGCGTTTCATCATATGCGTCATCTCCTGATAATGGATCACCTTCCGTGGCATCAACCTTAAGAACATCCTCAACATGATCAGGATCATGAATCATCCGAGACAGCGTATCGAACGTGATCGGACACGTATCGAAGATGAAGAACCTAGGCTTACCCGAAGCCTTACCTCTCCAAGCTAAGTAATCCCTAAGCTGAGCTGCGCCTTGAATCCGGTCTATGACCGCTGGGACAAGATTAATGCCATGCGTTCTAAATTGCTCTGCCACTGTTGGAGGTTGTTTGTCATCTCTGAGTGTGCTCTTTTGAGTCCAACAATCTCTGCCAGCAACAATCGGATAGAGCTGTGCTGTGTCGCTGAAAGCGTTAAGTTTTTGCGCGAAGACATCAACTCGCACTCCTGCTTCGATAAGTTCTCGATACTTGTAAGTGTTTCCATCTTCATCCGTTGCGTACCATCCAAAAGCTGCTGGATGATTGAATCCATAGTCATAGGCTCCGAAACGGTTCCAGTGGTTTGGGATGGGGAAGGATCTGATGAAATGGACTTCTTTCGTGATCTCTTGGAAGAATTGCCCTGCGAAGATGTTCCAGTCTCCATATCTATATGCCTTTCTAAGTGCTTCGTTTGGTTCAGATTCTAAGCGGGTGACATAAGCCGGATCAGCCGCCATAAGCGCTGTGTTATCGTCCACCAGAGCTTGAATAAATGTATAATCGTTGGGGTTTTCTCTCTCATTGAAGCGTCTTTCAATGAATAACCGCTTGAGCCATCCGTGGCCCACACCACCCGGATTGCCTGTAAGGATTGCCCTGGCCAAAATGCCGGTTCGGGATGACCGATTGGAACCAAGCAATCGTCTAAACATAGCTTCTGGCCATTGACCAGCCTCATCAATTGCCAAGTCATGAAACTCTCGGCCTTGATAAAGATCAACGTCCGTTTCATTATTACAATGACAGAACTGAAGAGTTGAACCATTTGGAAGTGTTAACAGCTTTTTCGCTTCATTCCAATATTCTCTGAGGGCTGGGAAAGCCTGAAAGAGTGGTCGAATGTGATTTCCCTCGAGCTCAGGATAAGTGCGCCTAAATATGGCCCCAGTACTTCCAGCGTAGCGGAAGCGCCGCAGGAGCATGATAAGCTGCAAACCTTTCGATTTTCCTCCACCTTTGGCTCCACCGTAAAAAGTAATGGGCGTTTCTTCGATCGCTTTAAGGAACGCCTTTTGTTTCGGCTGGAGCGCGATTCGGAACTCAATCATTCACCCTTCTTCTTTCTTTAAGAAGTCTTCCACAACAATCTTAATGCCCATCTCAGCATTCACTTCAACATTCTTCTGCTTGGCATAAATGTATTCCATGAACTTCAGCCACATCTCTGCTCGCTGCATTGCCGGCAGCTGCATCATATCGTTGAAGAAAAGCTTAATCACATCAACAGGATCTCCATTCTCTGTTTGAATCTGGTCTAAAGACTCAAAGATCGTATGGCGTTTATTCTTAGAGCCTTTCGGCCTTCCTGGATTACCTTTTTCGAATGGCATACCGTGTATTTTTTACCGTGTATTTTTTACGTAGTTTACGTTCACATCTGCGTCAAAACTGGGGCTAAAATTTACGAGGAGAACTACGCCCTTTTTCCTCTTTCCCTGATAACGCAATGCTTATGGCCTCTTGTCTTGCTGCTAATGCTGCTGCAACAGCTGGGGTTTGGGCGATTTGAGAAACGCTTGGCTCTTGTGCCATCTCATCCAAGATCCGTTGTGTGCTTGGGCTCTGTGCATTCCTTGGCGGTCTTGGTTGCCATTGCGGTTGCGTAATCGTGGGTTGATGGGCGAGAGTCTCAATCTCTTTAATGCGGCCTGTTATCGCCTCTTTAGTTGCCTTGGGAAGCTTATGGTTGAGTAATAGGTCTAACAAGAATGAGAGTTCGGTCATTTGCGTTTAAACCAGTTCTTTAGTTCTAGAAAGTGTCCATGGGTCCAAAAGGTCTTATCGCTTGGCTTCGGAGGGGGCGGTGCAGTTACCACCATGGGCTGTGTCTCATATGCTTTTGGCTTTGAAACTCTTTTAAGTTCCTCTTCACTAAGAACAGCAGGTGGACTGCATAAGTATGTATGGACCGCAGCTTCTTTGCGCTCCTCGCCCGTCGCAGACTTTTCGCTTTGGCCAATCGAGTTCTTGGGTCTGCGTCTAATGGCCTCAACATGTGATACTTCCTCAATAGTTACAGGACGTTCACCTACATCGATATTGCCGTCTTTGTCTCTAATCTGACAATCAACTAGGGGCCTAAAGAAGTGTTCCTCATCCTTCTCTTTTGGTCTGGCTAGAATGGCCTGCGTTGATGGGGCCTGTGCCGTTGGGTCAATCCCATGGCGTTGTTTCCTAATCTCAGCAAGCTTTCTGTTTTCCTCTCGCTGGGCTTCGCTATACGCCAGCATTTTAGCCATGTAATGCGCATAGCCTGCGGACTCTGCGTCACGAGCGGCCAAGACCTTGGCATTCATGGTGCCAATCTTTTCGGCGTAATCAGGAATGATTTGAACTAGGTCTTTAGCCATTAGTTATGAATCTTACCCGGACCATTGGCGAACACGCGGTCTTGTGGAGTTGATACCTGGGCCTTGACAGCGCCCCTTGGCGCCGCCACCGACACTGTCTTTTCTTCAGTCCATGGTTCATAAGCAGCAACGTTAGTGCTCGGAATGTATTGGGTTTTTCCTTTGTAGCTCACTTTAAGCTCTTTTTCAGCGCGGTTATATTCCAGTTCAAGTCCTTCACGATTAAATAACTTCTCTCCGTGATTCTTGCCGCCTAAGAACAGTGGGTGGTGTAGTTGCGCATAACTGACTTTCATATAGATCCTTTCAAAAGAACGGGTTGAATTTACAATCTTTATATTTCTTATTCCAGATGGTCATCCCGGTATTAGTTAGGTGCGTGATGTATTTGAACGGGAACTGAACTAAGGCGTTGCCGATACCGATCTTGCGGTTGTCCTTGTGCACCCAGACAAAGTGAAGCGCTTCGGGCTCACTGACTGAGAATCCTAAGCACACATCCTGATCGTCCGATAAGACCGCAAGCCTTACGATGCATTGGGGCTTCGATAGTACATTTTTGATATATTGTTGATATGCGGCGAAATAACTATTGCTATCGATAAGTCTGAAGAAGTCGTTGCCAAAGCGTAATGTTCTTAGCCACTTAGCTAACACCATGTTTCGATAGTTTTCTGGGAGTGCTGATCCGAGATGAGGAACAACTAAGTAGCTGGCTTTTTCTTCCAGCGGTATCTCAGCTGCTCTGGTGTCCAATTCTTGATCCCCCACCTATCCTCATATTTCCTGATAATCAGGCGAACCGTCCTTCGGTATCGCTTCATGCCTAACTTCTCGAGCGCTACACAGATTTCAACAATCTTAGCGCCCTCAGCTTTTAAAACCATTACTACGCGATCGACAGAACAATCAAAACAAGCAGCGTGTAGACACCCATTAAGTTCTCGGAAGTATTGCTCTTTAGCTTCCCGTCTCACTGGATCCATCTGCCGGTAAACATTGGGTGAGTTTTGCTTAAGAACTCTTTTCTTTCCGATAGACTTTTCTATGTCAGCAAGTCCCGCCTCTTTAAGTATTTCTTCCCACTCATCGGACAGTTCTTTGAACTCATCCGTTTGATAGTACTTCTTTTGCATCAGTGGCACCCTGGGTAGGTAGGGCCGTCACTTCGGCAAGTTTGGTTTTTTCGGCTTCCTCAGCGGCAAGTCTAGCTTTCGCCGCATCCCGAATCTCATGCCGAATAGAATCTGCTACTTGGTTGATAGCAAATTTACGCACGCACTTAATGAAATAAAGATCAGTTTCGAAATCAACGGTGGGACCAAGATGCAATAGCTGGTCAGCAAGAGCGAACTTAATGCTTTCAGGAGTCGCACCAGGAATGCATGCGCCCGAGATAATGCGGTCACTCCAAGTCTCAAACTCTTTTTTGCCCAGCGGTAGCGGTCGTTTCTCATTAAGTTGGTCTTTGATAACTACAGCCGGGGTGTGGATGGTGTTTCGGCCAGTCAATCGTGCCAGCCAATGCCAAATGATTTTCATGCGGTGGTCGGTCCTTCTTCGGTGATATCAAGCTTAGGTGCCGCCGGTTCGGCGGGAAGCTTAGAGGCCTCTTGCCTTAAAGCAAGCATCGCCTTGAGATGGTCGTCTTGGCTCTTTAAAAAGCGCTCAACATGCTCATTGGCTTCGGCAACCATACAGGCATCATGGCCATACATAACAGCATGTTGATTATATTCTTGGTTAATTTGTTCTTTGGTGCGCGGTTTTGGCGCGAATCCAAGCGTCTTGCTCATCTGATCCCCCTTAAGCTGCTTGCTTTTTTGTAGATGCTACGTAAACTTTTGAGAGTTGCAACAATATTCCTTAAGGAGGATGAATTTATGGCATGGTTGCTAGCAAATTGGGTGCATTTGATTGTGGCGGTTTTGGCAGTAGCAGAAATCGCTTCTATGTTTCTTCCAGGCGCAAGCGGAACTCTTGCGGGCGTGATCGGCGCTCTTGCATCGCTTCCGGGCGTTAAAGACCCACAAATCGGTAAATAATGAGTCTCTCGGCCATTATCACGTTAATCACGGGTGTGCTTCAGTTTCCGCAGGCTGTGACTCAATTAATTCAAACATTGAGACAGACCCCTGAGGAGCAACAAGCCGCTTTGATTGCGACAATGATGGCCGAGGCTCAAAACTTCCAAAAGACCGGGCGACCGACTTGGAACTAAGTAAACACTTTATTGCGGGTCTTGGACTCGGGCTATTACTAGCGGCGTGTGCTGGCGCTTCATTCCCATATCACTACTACGGCATTGACCTATCAGACTCTCTTCTTAGGGGCCCGACAACTCAAGATGATTTAAGCTTATCAGCTACGTGTATGCCAACGTCTGGCGACGCATCCCCATGCACCGGGATCCTAACCAGTGAGTTTCTTGCTCTTAAACAGGATTACATCAACACAAAGAACGAATTAAATAGCTGTCAACAAAAATTGGTGGCCTATGAATCTAAAGTTAATTAGACAGACTTTTGCGCTTTATGGGATTGAAGGCGAGTTGTTTGACGATAAAGGGCTTCATGTTTGTTTCACGCTCGAGCATGCCTATCAACAGGCCGATGGCTCTTATCAGCCCAAGGTCCCACCAGGCATCTATATCTGTCAGCGTGGTCAGCACCGGCTAGAAGGCATGAACAATAGCTTTGAGACATTTGAAATCACGAATGTGCCCGGACACACCAATATTTTGGTCCATAAGGGTAATTATAATAATGATTCCGAAGGGTGCGTTTTAGTCGGCGCAGCGCTCGGCGTTGGATGCATTTTAGAGAGTGCAATAGCGTTTGGGTCATTTTTACAACTCCAAGAGGGATTGGATTCGTTTACCTTGACGATTCAATAGTGAATTCGACCATTCGATAGCAGATAAAACCACAGCCATATTTATCACAGCCGGGCTGGCAATCGGTTCTAAGCGGCTTACTCGAAATGTTATGGTCCATGCAGTCATTGGATAGGCTACAAAGCTGTAAGAACTCCTTGCCGGCGTTCCTGAGGGCTTTGCGGCGTGCTACAGGCTCGGTCTTAGCCAATCCAATACCACAAGCCTTTACGATGTTATCCGTGCGTTGACTGGATTCATCGGTACAAAACCAATGATCGGCCTGAGCTACTGAAGAACAAAACAATAAGACAAAGGCTGTGGTGTATTTAAACATAAACAACCCCCTCAGAAGCAGCTGGTTTGACCGCTAACGGTGGTGCAGCTCATTGGGCGAGTGGTGTTATGCCCCATTCCAGCCCAAGGGTTGCCGCGCGCTTGCCGTGCAGCTATCTCTAGACTACTTTCAGTGTAGCACTCGTTATCGCTTGAGAAGTGTTCAGCATGGTCAACGCACCAGTCATGAACCGTTTGATGTGCGCAGCCAGAGGTTAGTAATAGACCCACTAAGATTGCCAGATTGAGTGTTTTCATGCTTCCAGTATGAAGCACTTTTTACACTCTGAGAATGTGTATAGTTTTACACTGTGTCACCAAAAACAATAACAAAGGCTAAATGCAATACAGGATAAGGCTAGACAGAACACGAACGCTGGGATCGCATCTTCTTCTAAACTAAAATACTTCATTTTTTCTTCTTTCCGCAGCTACAGATAAATCCAAGACAACTCCACTTATGTTTCATTTCTTATCCTTAGGTATAATCACATCCACAAGCTTGGGCCTAGCATAAGTCCCGCCCCATATCTCAAGCTTGCCTGGTCCATAATGCGCCCAGAGGCGTTTTAAGAGGTTCCATCGTTCGGTAGCCATTCCCTTGGCCTCACAGTAGATCGTCGAACCTGAGCCAACGTCGACAAAGCTGAAGTCTATTTTAGTTGCTATCGCAGCATCGGTCAGTTCACATCTCACCTGACGCTGAATATCTGATATCTCGCCGGCCTTCTGCCTCAAGTAAAGAAGTTGATAAACGGCGGCCTCTAATCGGCTTGGAAAGTCTCCCGTGCGCTGAGCTTTATATTTATTCATTTCCCCACTCCGGCTTATAGAACTCTTCTAGCCGCCTTGACCACCGAAGGAAAGACTTTCTTTGGTCCCCCGCAGGACAAGCACAGGCAAAAGCGTATTGACTTCCGGGTGAACCAATTCGTTCTGCCCAGAAGTATCCAAGCCCCTTGCAGCACGAACACGACTTGGCCCTAATTAGATCAAAAGGCAAAACGTTTGAATCAGGCATCTTCCACCAGGGTCAGACCCTCTTTCTCATAAGCATCCGCAACCAAAGAATCGTAATATGCATCCGTTTCTTCCATCCCAATATCAGCGAAAGCTTTCTCAATTTCCCTCTTATCTACTCTAATCTCTTCTTCTCTAATCTTCTCTTCTCTAATCTTCTCTTCTC